CTATACTGTTCCATTTTCTTCTAACGTTTACTCTATAAACGTACACCTGCTTGCTTTTATTGTGCTATGCTATCCACACGCTTTTGCAAGTGACCCACAAAAAGCGACAATTTAACATTAAAAAGAACTGAAAAATACTGAAATGGTAGTTTTATACATAAAATATACGGTTAGCCCTTGCGCTATGAAAGGTAGTGCAAGGGCTTCATTTTTATATATCCTTATATTCCGATTTCGCATCGAAGCAAGGACACCATTTTTTCCATTTTCTCGGATCACTCCCCCAGATGTCTCTATGACCCATGATTGTTGCGTTAGGGTATTTGCGATGCAACTCTATAAGCAACGTCCTCAGAGATACCTTCTGAGCATCCGTTCTATTATCGACAGGCTTACCTTTGCTATCAATGCCACCTACATATGCAATATTAATAGCGGTAGAGTTGTAGCCCTGCACGCCGTTGCTGACCTTACTAATGTCTAATAACTGATGCACGACTCCATCCGCAGTTACCACCTTGTGATAGCCTGGATTTCTCCATCCTTTAGCCTTAAACTCTGCCAACAGTTCCTTGACTCCCCACTTCTGAGAAGAAGCGGTACAATGAACAAAAATTCTTTCTATTTTTCTCATTTTACGTTAAAACAAAATAATTAATAATACTACCAAGTACGATAACTACCGAATATCTCGCAATATCCTCCCACTCGAACTTTGCAAAATGATAGTGCTTGTACTGATATATCTCACTGCCTACCATTATCGGTAAAGCAAGCAGACCTACCAATATACTGATAAGCAGCCAACAAGCAAGGCCAATCCAGTCTCGCTTGTTGAGTTTAAATAAATTCTTCATAGTGCACATGTCCAATAAGTAATATACACGTCAAGAAATCCTGCTACCTCTGCCATGTACCACACAGGCTTATATCTTTCGTCATCGTCCGAACAGCTTACGAGTAGCAGATAGATAAGAGTTATTACAGCCGTTGGAACCCAGCACACCGACAGACACCATCCTACACACCCTGCCGCAGCTACAAGTGCGCCTACCTTATGAATAGGGTAGGCATCAGCATCAAGATAGTTAGGAGCGAAGCCTACAAACATTAACCCAACACACCCTATAAAGGCAAGAAACTGAACACCATTACCTGTGTCGAGCATACACACCATCATCAGTACCGCACACGTAACCATAACGGCCGTAAACACCCAGCCGTAGTTTCGCTTGCGCTTATCACCAATCACCTCGCTGCCCGTGCAGTTCTGTAGCTGATAATACACGTCACTTACCATCGCAGGAACACCAAAGCGCATGGCTGCGAGCAACAGAAATCCTCCTAACAAAAGAAATGAAATAATACTCAGTATATACATAATCTTTTCGTTTTAATTAGTTAGACACAAATACCATTTTGCTGACATCAGCAATATGGTCTTACACACTCATCTCAAGCATTTTCGGATAACCTTTCTTGTAGTCATATACCTCCACATCTTCGAGACTCATCAGCTTACTCACCGCTTGCTTATGGCTTGCCGTGACGTTAAAACATTCAAGGGCGTACATTTCGAGGGCTGATAGCAACTGGATGGCCTTGTCACAATCCACCACAAGTTTCAGTCCTCCAAGCCATAAGGTTGTCGTTTGCTGGCCTGCTGCTTTGGCAATAGTGGTGGAGTTCATCAGTCCCACTCGTGTCGCCTTGTCGAGCCAAACAAGCAGTCCGTTCAGCATAAATCCGTTCACCTTGTCAGAGGTATCGTAGGCTGCAATCTCCGCTATCTTAGACTTCTTAGCAAGTACTAAGGCTTTTTCTGCCCACTTCTGCTTCCACGCCTCATACTCTCGTCTCACCTCCTGTTCGTTATATTCAGATGCAGATACAGAACCCTCGACACAAGAATATGCGTCCATGTCTGCATCTTTAACTGCATCGAAACGAACGAGCATCTTGTTTCCTACTTTTTCTACTGCGACAAAATCCTTTGCAGGAATAAACGTCTTCACAAAATTTGCTTTCATAACTTTTTATTTTTAAATTCAACAATCTTTTTCATAAAACTTGGTTCAAGGAAACCCAGAAGTCTTTAGCTTTTGGGAGGAATTTAACCACTATTCCCTCTTTTGTTAGATTTAACATAATTATTTCTTTCAAATATTTGAGTATCTCAAAACTATTTTGTATCTTTGTGATATGAAATTGACTTTGCAGATTAAACTTCTTCCAACTGACGAGCAATCCGTTAAACTGAAAAAGACATTCAGTGTTTTCAACGAGGCTTGTAACACTATCTCTCAGATAGCATGGGAACGTCATGTGTTCAAGCAATTCAATCTGCACAAAGAAGTCTATTATCCTATCAAGGAAACATACCATCTTTCCTCCCAGCTCATTATACGTGCAATCAGCAAGGTTTCCGACGCATACAAACTTGACAAGAAGAAACAACGACATTTTAGGGAGTTCGGAGCTATCACTTATGATAGCCGTGTTCTTTCCTATAATATCGACAAATCCGTCTGCTCCATTTCGCTCATTGGTGGCCGTGAGAAAATAGCGTTTACATGCTATCGTCCACAACTCATGCGATATGCGAAAGGAGAAGCCGACCTTGTTGTTATCAAAGACAAGTTCTATCTGTACCAAACGATAGATATTCCTGACGAGGAGGAAGAAACTGCCGAGGATTTCCTTGGTGTCGATATGGGTATTACAGACATCGTTTCTTTGTCTGATGGTACTAATATTTCTTCTAATGAAGTCAAAAACATAAGAAACAGATACAACAGAGTGAGAGCTTCTGTCCAGTCCAAAGGCACGCGCAGCTGTCATAAGTTGCTGAAACGGCTGAAAGGACGTGAGAGAAGATTTGCCACTATTGTCAATCATCGCATAAGCAAGCAAGTAGTAGCGAAAGCAAAGGAAGAACACAAGGGAATTGTCATTGAGGACTTGAAGAATATCCGCTTGGGTATGAACTCTAAGAGACGCAATAAGACTTTCCGCATGAGAAGTAACTCTTGGAACTTCTACCAGCTCCGTTCTTTCCTTGAATACAAGTGCAAGATGAATGGCGTTCAAATCACTGCTATTCCCCCTGCATATACTTCGCAGACTTGCCATAAGTGCGGCCATATTGGCATTAGACACGGCAAGCACTTCCGTTGTGTACACTGTGGCAACGTTGCTGATGCAGATGTTAATGCTGCCCTCAACATTGCTACATGGGGGTATGTAAACACCCATGAAAGATGGGAATTGTTGTCGTGTCCTATACATGATGATTTTTCTACGTCTAAAGCCAACAAATCTTTAGTTTGTTGGTAGTTTACGTTTACGCAATATATTTTATCTTTATGTTTTATCTCCTTCCATACTCGCCATCTTATTCCGTAGCTATAACGAGGGCTGCAAAAGCCTTGTCGATAGCCTTACCGTACTGCCCGAATCTGATAATTTTCGTGACATTCTTGCTATAATCCAACAATAGCTTGCAGAGCTTGTGGATTTCTTTGTATATGTACAAATCCTCCGAGTATGCCATATTTTTAAATATATTTTCTGTTAAAGCCGCCCGAAGGCGGCATGGTTAAATTGCTTATCACGAAGCCTGTACCAAACTTCCATCCTGCTCATCTGGGAGAGATAAGCGAGATGGAGAGTCGGAGAGACAAGCGTAGAACGGAAACGCCAGATGACTGCTGCTCTTGGTGTAGAAGTTTTCGATAGCCGTAGTGAAGATGTAGATGAAGCTGGAATCGCTCTGGGTAGAAGTCCACTTATTACCACTGAATATAGTCTTGTTGACATTGAGGTATGGGTACTTCTTACTGATAGCGTCTATCACTATATCCATATTCTGCCAGGTCAGATTCCATTGGTAAACTGTCGGCAGATAACCTTGGTAAAGCTTATCTCCATTCGCAATCGTAGAACTATAGCAATAATCAGCGGCAGCCGTAGTCAACCCACGCTCGTCACCTTCCGCTATAATGGTCTGTGTAGCCAGCAATCCGTTATACGCAAAGCGAGACCAGTTCGAGTTGTTTTTATCACTACCATTTAAAGGTATATTCTTAAACCCTACGTTCTGATCACACCATTGCTTAGTTACGGCTACCTTAGAGAAGTCTGCCATCTTGTCAATACTGATAAGAATGTCCCCCTTGTAACGTTGAGTTTCCAGCGTAGCAATACGCACAAACATCAGCTTGCTATTATCATTTCCACTTGCCTCCCAGTCATCGTAAGTCCACTGCTTATTGTTGTCATCAATGAGCCAGATGCCGCTCTCGTAAGGTCGATAGATAAAGTTAAAACGGTAGCTATCAGAAATAGCAGTCCTGGTAATAGAGTAGCGGTTGTACTGCTCGTACATACCGTCTATCTTGTCAACGCTTACCGTGTAAGATGTGCCATTCTTAATATTAACGACAGCCCTACCATCGGCATCCATAATGTATTCTGTTCTCTTTCCATCTATGGTAACATACGCCTTTCCGCCTTCCCACGGAGTTATATTTCCGCTTTCGTCAGCCTTAGACATCTTGATGGTTAACCGCTCCATCTTTTCGGTCTCAGCGATATAGTTAGCGTCAATAATTCTGTTACCTACGCTTGCCACATGCTGTACGGGGTCAATAATGTTGCAATTCTGTACGTAAGGGAACACAACTTTATAGGTTGAACCTTTGGTGATAGTAAACTCAGCCTGTCCGTTTGCATCGGTAGTGTACTGATGAGGGTCTGCACCATTATTAATATAGACGTTAATAACTAAGCCTTCCATGCTTACGCCTTCCATTGTGGTAGTACAATTAACTGTCACATGCTCGTCAGTATCAGTAAGATTGACTGATTTTACCTCTCCGTTGCGGTTCGTTACTTTCAATACATTTCCCTCCAGTTTTGCGTTAACCCTCTCTGCGCCAGCCGTTGCAGTCTCTGCTGCTTGGATAGCTGTGCCAAAATCACTCTTGCGCTTGATTTCCGCATCTTCACGGGGTTTTTCAGCTTTCACTCTCTCACCTTCTGCATCAGCTCTACCTTCCTCTGCTCGATTACGAGTCGCTTCTGCTTCGACACGACTATTTTCAGCATTAACTCTCTCATTCTCCGCATCATCAAACTCTGTGCGATGAGTATTGAGGTCCCGAATGGCGGCATCAATATCAGACTTACGTTTCTTTTCAGCCTTTACACGTTCAACTTCTGCCGACGCACGGCCAGTCTCAGCACTCGCTCTGGCGCTTTCAGCACTCGCTCTCTGTGCTTCTGCATCTACTCGCTCAGACTCAGCGTTTGCACGTCTGTTTTCTGCATCTACACGAGCTTCTTCTGCCTTTGCTCGTTCACCCTCAGCAGCGACACGTTTGGTTTCGTTGTTATTGCGTGTAAGCTCGTTTGTCTGTCGCTCTATTTCGATTTCCGTGCGAGTCTGTTCTGTCTTTACACGCTCAGCTTCCGCTGAAACACGTGCTTTTTCTGCTTTTGTTCTATCGCCTTCAGCAGACACCCTTGCCTCCTCAGCCGAAACCCGTCCTTGTTCGGCAGTATCTCTCAGAGTCTCTGCTTCCTTGCGTGCGCTCTCATTCGCATTGATTGTATCGTTTGTCTCCTTATTGGTCTTAAGAGCATCGTTAGCCTTATTGATGAGGTCTGATAATTCCACGCTTGGAGGAAGGATAACCATAGCGGTATCCATTTCTACGCTGTTGTCTCCCTCGTCGGTCTCACCAAACTCAGTATCAGCATCGGCATTGTTGGCCACGATGGCAAACTGAGGATATTCATTGCTTCGCCAGTCGTTTCCGAATATCTTGCCCTTCACCTCGATGGCATAAGTACCGAGGCTCATCTGATCGCCCTCTACTCTCGCAAGGAGTACATTGTCCTCCTGCACATCAATCTCAAACGCAAGAGGGATGCGCTTGAACTGATTGCACACCTGTACCACCACGTCCGTACAGGCTGGCAGATGGAAAGCCTGCGCTTGCCCCTCTACCATCTTCATCACTGGTATTCGCAGCGTGAAGTCATTACCTTTAACGATTTTCTTCATATAGCTATAAAATTAAATAGTTAGTCGTACTTTTTCGGGATAACCTGCCGTAATATCATAGGCTATCAATGCGTCTATCGTCTGTAGCTCCACAACCTTGTCAAGATGTGTCTGCGTAACATTGTAGCAGTCTTTGGCGTAGACTTCTATTTTACTGATGAGGTCTTGAGCTGTGTCAATAGGCATAGTATAACACTCGCCGTCGAGCCACAGGGTCGTTTCCGTTCTCCCCATTCGTCTCAGTCGATCGTTGCCCTGATATACCCTATCTCTTGTCTCGAAGTCGAGCCAGTGAGCTTCATCGTTGAGATAAAACGTATTCACCTCTGCGCTCTTATCGTACTCCGTTATCTGCTCGATGCACTTGTTTCTCATAGCCTCTGTCATCTGTTCTTCAGTAGGCTCCGCATCGGTATTCATATCGAGCAACACGCAGTCATACAGATACTCACCGTCTTCTGTCTTGCGTTCGTTCACAGCAAGACGCACCTCATTATTTTTCCATGTCGCAACCTTTGTTTCCAAAGGCGTAGCATACAGTTCCTTATATGTTATCATATTCGTTTAGTAATTATTGTTGCTCATTATTCCTGTGTCAAGATTACCGAAAGTGGTTTCTGTCTGAATTGAATAGATTCTTTCGAACGATCCGAGTGTCGTGAACTTTGCGTTAAATGAAGCTATCTGTACATAGAAGGATGGCCTTGTCACAAACTGCCCCTTATGGATGACAGGCACCAGCTTTGTGTTGTCGTAGACTTTAGCATCCCCAGTGAGGAACACGCCATCCGCAAGATTTGTTAGCGCACCATTCTTCACCATTGTGCGGCTCGTAAACGTCCTTCCGTCGGCAGCACTCGCAAGGTCGTAGGTACTCAATCCGTTGGCCGAGTCGGCTACTATCTTTCCGTTCACTCTTGGCGCTGAGTAACGATACAGGGTTGTCGTTTTACCCGTCGCACCCTTAACGAAAAGAATATAGTTGTTGTCCTTCGTTGCCGTGTACCACGACTTCGTTGTGTCAACCCACGGAAGATCTACATTCTCTCCGAGCGGAGTCGTCAGTCCTGCATCCTCTGCTTTGATATATTGCTCAGAAGTTATCTTTGCGTCGGTCTTGCTGAGCGAGGCGATACCAGTAGGGCCGAGGTCGTAGAGAAAGTTTCCGTTGTCGTCGTAGTACGACAGAACGGCCTGTCCCGAACTGTTCAGACCGAAGCGGATGTTTGCAGTTCCTGCCTTTCCGTAGATATTGATAAGGCCATCGGCTATCCTTACCATCTGTCCGTTGTGTCCTTGCGATGTAAGCATCTGCGCAAGTATCAGAGCCGCATTGATGGCTCCGTCTTTAAAGAGAGCGGCTGTCGTAGTCTGACCAGTAGATAACGTGTTCTCCACCTTGATTTTCTCGCCGAACATAGTTACTCCGATCGACGTAATCTCAAGTCCTGCCGCCTTGGCCGTGGCTCTGTCGATTAGGTCGGTCTTCCGTTCTGTATAATCAGTGAGCTGCGCACCTTCCTCAAGCTTCGGCTTCGTCACCCAAGCCTCAGTATCGCCTGGAACACGTATCAGCACCTTGTCTGGAATTACCTCTGCTCCCTCTCCAGTATAGTCCTCTATTCGCCAATGCACCCAGTATCGCTTATAGGTCGAGGTGAGTGCGAGATGTGCGTATCCGTCAGTCGTGCCCATATATTCGTTTCCTTCGCAGGTCTCTGTATATACATTTGCATGGACGCTGTCCCCATAGAGATAAACGTTGATGTTCCCGCTGCCCTTGGCAACGAAGGAGAACACATAGTCCTGCTTCTTTACTATTCTCGCCTGCCCAGAAAGGGTAGCTGTTGTTGAAAATTTATATTGCAAGGCTTCTGTGAACTGAGACTCTGCCGAGTTGTTTTTGTTGTACAATATACCGTAGCAGCCTTCGTATTTTTCAAACATAATCAGTCCGCTGGCAAGCTGGAGATTGCTGTTGTCAGACGATTTGGTCAGTGTCATCGTGTCCTCCAAAAGGTTTCCTCCCACATAGTCGTAGTCCGTTTCCGCAGGAGTCCAGCCTGTGTACTCGCTTCCTTCATCCAACATCGGCATACATACCCATCCGTTGCCCGAGGCAGTATAACTAAATGTTCCGTCCACGGGTATGCCGTTGAAGACAAAGATATTCACCTCTATAAACTCTGCGTCGCCCGTATTGAAGGTGTAATTCACCTGCCTCCACTGATTCACCTCGTTCTCCTTTGTATTCCACTGCATGCTACCTGATGTGGCAGCAATTCCGTCCCCTCTATTGCTATTCTGCGCAGCCATCTTGTACACCTCCGAACGAACCTGTAAGTCCTTCGTGTCGCACTTTATCCATGCGGAAAATGTATAATCGGTATTCTTCTTCACAGCGATGCCGGTGCCGTGCTGTCCCCAGAAGAGTCCATTGTACTGAGGCTTTCCGTCACCCGTCACCGAGAAGCGGATGGCATTATGTCCGTTCACGCCCTGTGTTATCGTAGGCTGGAAGGGGCCGTCCGAATAATATATATCACCCTTCCTTGTCAATGCCGTATCTCGCAGTAGGTTATGCCGTCCCTGCTGGCTCTGAGTCACACTGAGAGTAATATCCTTAGCCGTCTGCTTGATAGTAGATGTGTAGGCGTTGAGAACGGTAGGATTGCTTCTTTTGAGGTCGTTCTCCAAGGCCATAAATTGTGACTGATACTGCTTGGCCGTAGCCTTCACACTACCAATATACTTCGACACGTTCACCGAGAACGTAACCTGTGTACTGTAGCTCTTCCCTCCGAGAGAGAATGCGATTGTGATAAATCCCTCGCTCACCGACACCTTGTCTCCGCTCGCCAGAGTGGTAGTGTTCACAGAATTGAGCTTCACCTTTATGTATCCTGTAGCCAAACTTGCCGCAGCCGTACAGTTCTGCATATAGCTCACCCTTACGTCCGAACACTCGTTAGTAACATTCTCGCCACCTCTCATCACCTTTACTCGTCCTTCTGCCGTGGTGTCCGACACGATGCCGTTATCGTTAGTGTCGAGCACGATTGGCTGTACGAGAAGTATGCTCACTCCGTCATTTCCGTTCACACCAGGAGTACCTTGTTCTCCTTTCTCGCCCTTCTCGCCCGACAACACCTTCTGCCAGTCGCTGCTTGCGTCCGAAGGTTCTTGACTTGTTCCGTTCTCGTTAATACAAGTCCACAGTGCGTTGTTATGGTTCACTTGGTCGTAGTAGGCATAGTTTCCTGCCTTCCACTCGCCTCTGTAGTTCACCATGTGCATGGTGTCACCGCTTGGAGATACCCATTCAAACAGATTGCTGTAGAATCTCGACCCGTCAGGAGAAAGAACAAACACCTCTTTGCCATCGTGTGTATATCTGTCCACACCCTTGAAGCCTACGATGCGAGGTGTATTATCGCCAGTACTCTCCAGTATCAGTACACCTTTTCTGCTGTCGTCGTCTACCCATTGTCCTCCAATAGAAACAGCTCTGTGTCCGTCAAGCACAATAGTGTCTCCTGCTTCAGGAATACCACCTATCTCTGCGGAAGCCAACTCTTCTGTCATTGAGTCCAACACCAAAGAGTGCTTACCGATTACTATCCACGAGAACATCTGCCCACCATACAGCTCGTTGCCATATCCGTCATATATCTTCTCGTTCACACTCGATACGCCGTGCTCAGGGATTGTTCGCCAGTAGCTCTTGTTTCTTGCGTTCATGGTTCCAGTAGCCAACGTTCCGATAGTCCTACACCTCACTTGGTCGCCCTCTTTCCACAGGTTCTGCGTAGCCGTGGTTCCGTCGTCAGCAAGAAGATAACAGAGCCAGCCTTCGCACATATCAACAGACGTCTCTATCCATTCACTGCTCTCGCTTTCCCATATTACAGGCACAACCTTCACTATCTTGCTTCCTGCGCCTGATAGGTACACATTGCCTCCTGCATACGACAGTTTTCTTACCTCCAATTCGTTGAAGATAGCCTTTCCCCAAATAGTGAGGTTCGTAACAAAGGCGTTGTATTTCCCGTTTTCTTTCTTGACAGCGAAACCCTGCTCTGCTTCATTATCGTAGTCGATGGACTGCAACGACTCCAAGATGGCACGTCCTGCCTCGTCTATCAACGCTCCTCCCTTACCAAAGTAAGCACCTCCGTTCAGCTTCACCAAAGCCTCGCTCACCAGTCCTTTGAGAAAGGTAATCACGCCTTGTGCGGTGTCGTTGTGTAGCTTTGACAAGAAACTAAGGATAGTCTTTCTCGCTGATAGAACATTACTGTCTGTAGCCGGAGTTGAGTCATTCTCTCCAATCACATAAACACCCCTTCCTCCGCTACCGCTTCCTGGAATACTTATTCCATTAACAACGATAGAGTCAACCTTATCTTCCAACTTCCCTAATCGACTTGTTGCTGCTTTTTCACCAACTATGTATTGAGGATGGTCATAAGGTATATCCAAAGGTATCTCCATGCCGATGATACGAGAGTTTCTGTAGTGCTTGCCTTTAGCATCAACCTGCGCAAACATATCATTAATCAGCTTTACTTGTTCACCGAGAGGATGATAATCGTATGTCCCATTATTATAGAACTTATCACCATCCATCGTGCAGGTGAAGTTTGCGTTGCTGATCATAGTCTTCTGATAGTACTGCTTCGCTCTATCGAACAGAGACAACTGAGCTGCAGGAATTAGGTCCGTATCTGTAATCTTGGTTGCATCCCAGTTGAACAGAAAGTACTTATCACCAACCTTCGGACACATGACACCATCGGGTAGAGTTCTACCGTAAGTGTCATTAGCAACAATCTCAAAATAGTTAACCTTGTCAATGACTTTGAAGCTAACATCGAACACCATGCCCATGAGAGCACCGCTAGTGAACTTGATGCCTAAAGTGAGGTTACTCTTTATCCAACTCTCCTCGAAGCTATTAGTGAAAGAGTCTGTAGAAGTGACCTGCCAAAATGTCTGTGTAGTCTTCGTCCCGTCTTCGTTATCAACGGTGCTATCATATGTCTTAATACTGCTGACAGCACTTTCCACCTTTGGATATTCGTCCTCAAACATCACGACACCTTCGATAGCCTGCTTATCATTCTTCACGACATTCACGTTCTCAATGTAGCCATCCTTGGCGTAGAAACCGTCACTATCTACTTCCTTGTTAGGGAGCATGAGGTAATCTGTAGCTACGCCATCGGTGATGACGTCCGCATCGGCACCAGTGAAATACCCTTTCGGGATATTCCTATCTGAGCCGAATGCGTACAGTCTCGTAATATAAGTTGACTTAGATTCCGAATAGGACATAGACAGAACATTAACATCCTGTTCGAATGTTGTCTGACCTTCCATTTCGCAATATCCAAGGTATATAATAGAGCCATCTATCCACCACTCGCAGTTGAGTGCGTCTTCAGAACAGATGGCATTGAGAGCATCAAGAATACTGATGGAGCCGTACTCTATCAAGAATCTCTTCTGAACATCGAAAGCTTTGTTGTTGTATGTAGTGTAGTCGACAGAGAACTCCTTGCCATTGTACATAAGACCTAGCGCCTTTAGGTTGCCGAGTATAACGTTCATGTGTACGCCTACCGTTGTGGTAAGCTTGAAGGAGGTCTCGTTGGCTCCGTGCTGAGGGCGATACTTGCAAATCTTATTCTTCCAAGACATATAGTAGGCATCCATCTGCATTTCGTAGTCGTAGCCATCACTATCGTTGTGCTTAGGGAGGTATGATGATGTAAGCTCAAAGTAGCCGAAGTCGGTAATCTCCACGGAGTCCCCAATCTCGAAATAGATAGGGGTAGCCGTAGTGAACTTCAAGATGATGTAGTGGTGGTCCATAAGCTGATATGACAGCTTAGAACCCTCACCGAAGTCCTCTAATGTGAAGAATACCTTGTTGTTTCTTTTAATCTGAATCATTAGCTTGTATATATTTACTTGTTTCACCTCTGTCACTTGGGTCTGGCTCGTTGAGCTTTAGACTGAACTTTGCCATTTCACGAATGAACTGACTGAACTGTGTGCAGGAGAGATAGATGCACCGATACCACACATTAGGCTGAAATCGGGTGCGAATAACCAACTCTCCCTTAGCAAGAACCTCATCGCAGAACCTGGCATAGTTCGTCATAAACATATCTGAGTCCTTGGCTGTCATATTGAACGGCAGCGTTATCTCCCTCTCATCCAGTCTAGGATTGTGCTTGATAACCGACTTTCCGTCCTTTGAGCGATACTTGTTACTGATAAACTCCTTGTTTGGTGCAGGAGTCATGAGCGTGCTGAGGGCGGTTTCATCTAAGATTATGCCCCATGTAAGATATGCATCCTTACCATTTATATAAAGTTGACCATTAAGCATAACAATTTAATCATTAAATAACCTCATAGGCTTCGCTGTGAGCCGCTTTTGCTATTGTTTGGTATAGTTGTAAGGGTTAACAAGCGAAAAGCCTATAGAGGTCAAATATCCTTTAATCTTCTGTTCATGTCATCCAGCTTTGCTCCGAAGTCATTATATGTGAGCTTTGAATACTTCACGATGTCTTCGAGGTAGCTGTTTGTCATGATCATCATGTTTCTAATCTCTAATACTGCGCCATTGGTTGAGATTCCGAGTGTAACGATGCTCTCCATCTGTGATATGGTGGTAGTCATGTTCTGAGCGATGGACTCTCCTGCAATCTGCAGGGCGGTGAAGCGACCATTCAGCTCATCGGCGGTATCTTGCCCCATAGATGCCCATCCTCCGCTTGTTGCGGTCTGTGATGAGGATGAAGAACCTGTATAGCCTGTCACCTTCGCCCACTCATCACGTCTCTTCAAGCCTTCCTGGACTATATCATCGTAACGCTTGTTGAATGCGTCTATGTCTGCTTCGGTGAGTTTGCCATTATTGTCATCAATAGCTTTTGCCCAATCATCATAGAGTTTCTTCAAGTCGCCTTCGATGAGGTCATCCATGGAGTAGGAGAGGAGTGCCTTCTGCATCATTTCTGCGAAATCGTCAGAGAAGTCCTGCGCAGACTTAGTCATATCCATGAGGTTGCTGATAAAGCTATCTCTCATGCTGTCAAAGGAAATCTGAGTGAGGGCTTCCTTGAACTCGTCGGTAATTTCATCAATGGCACCCGCTGAGTCTCCCCAATCCTGCATGGCTTTAAGCACAGCTTCTCCATAAGCGGAACGCCCCTTGTATATTTTACCTGTTCTGCGTATCTTGGTAGTGAACCACTCATAGCCTAACATGGTGTTTATGTCGTTCTCATCCAAACTCCAGATGTCACCATTGAAGTCCTTGCCAATAGCTTCTTTGATTTTCTTTATCTCATCACTACTGAACCCACTCCAGTAGCTACTCCAAGAATGATGAGAGTCATGATAGTCTGCTTTCTGCTTTGCAATCTCTTTAAGATTGTCATTCTTCTGCTGTTGCTGCCTTTTGGCTTCCTCATAGGCTTGCTTTGTTTGCTGACCATAGGACTTATCCATGGTGTTCCTCAGTCTGTTGATAGAGTCATCCAAACGAGCATTACTATCAGTTAACTCCGATATACGTTTATTAACCTTCGCCGCATTTGAGTTGGTAAACCAATCTGATGGACCTTTCGATGAAAGTGCTCCGAGAGAGAGAATGTTTCCAACACGACCTAACACGTTATCTAAGAGACCGCCTACACCATTGACAACGATGCTTTCGATAGCCTTGAAGAGATTTTCTGGCAAGTCGAAGATAGCATCAATGAGATTTCCCACGGAAGCAAGAATGCTGTCAACCAAATCTGATAGCCATTCGAATTGAAGTAGCTGAGTAAACGAATCAAGAATACCGGTCACGAAGCTCTTGATGGAACTTGCGAGATTGAGGATGAGTTTCGGTATCTGCGCCACCACTCCTACGATTGAGCCGAGAGCACTACCCATCATATTGGTTATTCCACCTCCGATAGTGTCGAGAGCACTTCCTAAACCTTTCGATATGGTTGCGCCCATCGTCTTAGCTACACCATTACCCATAGTGGAGAGGGATTCATCAAGAACACCCTTCAAAGCATCTATGTTGCCTACTGATGATTGTACATCAGAGAACCCTTCGTTGCCTTTCCACGTTCCGAGCTTGTTGAGTGCAGCAGTAAGCCCCGAAGTATAGTTCGTAACGGCTTCCGTAGCTGAGTTGAGCTTGATACCGAAGGTATTCATTTTGTTTTTGGCATCAACTACCGCTTGACTTGCATCATCAGTAGCTTTCTTTGCCTGCTGAAGTTCCTTGTCGGAGATACTGCCCTTGTCATGGAGAGCCTTTGCAGACTTGAAGTTTTCACTCTGTCTCTTCTCTTCTTCAACAGCCTTTTGGTACTCAGCAACAGACTGATTAAAACTGCTGATTGATGCAGCAAGATTCTGCCACGTTGCATTCTGATCAGTCCCGAGGTAAGTGCGAATCTCCTGCATGAGGTCAACAACCTTCTGTTGTGTCTGAGTATCGGCTTTCTGAAATTTGTCCGTGTTGGTATAGGCATCTAACTTTTCAAGCATTGGTTTGAGCATTTCCTTGCTCATATTACCTACACCACTCATTAGACCCTTCCAGTCAATGCCCATAGAGATGCTTTCGTAGTCGAAGTTAGAGAGAGCCTTTTTCTTCTCCTGCTGGAGTGTCTTCTTTTCGCCTTCCGTCTGAGCCTTGGCAATCTTCTCTTCGTACTCCTCAGCAATGGCTTGCTTCTGCTGATAGAGAGAGCCATACTCCTTCAAGTAGTCACGCATAGAGGTGAGGGCTTCCCTGTTGACCTCATCAAGCTTCTTGTTATACTCTTGGGTAGCGAGATCTCTTGCCTTATTGAGGGCATCGGACTGAGCAGAGGTAAGGGTTACTTTCTTTCCAGCTTCCTTGTTTTTCTTCTTGAACTCTGCTTCCTGCTTGTCAATCTCGGCTTTGCGCTTGGAATAGTCGTTCTTGATTTCAGCAAGCTTCTTCTCCGTGCCTTCCTGCATCTGAGATATATCGGTGTCGATATTTTCCTGCTGCAGCTGCTTTAAGTCCTCGTTCAGTTCCTCCTGGGCCTTCTTACGGTCTTCTGCCTGCTTCTTGGCATCGGCGGCGGCAGCTTTGTTGGACTTACTGTTAAAGCTGGAGATGCTACCCCAATACTTTTCGTATTCTTTCTTTTTGTTGTCGAGGTCTTCCTTGGATTCCTCCCATTTCTTATTAGAGCCTTTCCGCGCCTCCTTTTCTGCCTTCACGGCTGCTTGATAGGCAATCTTAGCTTGCTTTTTAGCTGCTGCATAAGATACATCCTTGTTGGATTCCTCGTATTTGCCAGTTAAATAGTTAAAACGCCCTTTCGCTTTATTCGTCTCCTCCTGCAGTTGCTTCATTTTGAACTGGATCTCTACAGGAATAGTAAACGTTCCTTGGCTCCAAGCAGTGTTCTTCCATCTTTTGATGTCTGCAAGGAGTTCTTGGTACTTATCCAAAGCCTTCTGCTTGTCTGCAGTGAATTGGATAGGATTCTTTATCTGCTCCAGTTTGAGGTCGTTGGCTTTCTTTTCCAACTCAGCAATAACTCGGTCCGCCTCACCTCCATCAAAAGGAATCTCAGTAGGGTTGCGCTCGATGTCATTCTTCATTGCCAAGGCGAACTTGGAAAGGTAATCAAGCTGCTCCTTACTCTGCTCGTATTTATCCTTGGCTAACTCAACGTCTATCTTTGTTGGCTCGGCAATCTTCTTCTTGGCTTCGTCAATCTCAAAGAGTTGGGTCTGCAAACCTGCCATAAGCTCACTGACAGCATCCTGCCATTCATTCAAGCCCGAAGTCCAGCTTAGATCGAGACCGAACTTCTCCCTAAGCGTTGACACTGCATCTTGGAAACGTTCAGTTTTCTCAATACCATAAGGACTATCATTGTAGTCCTTTATTGCTTTGTATAGCTTCTTTAGCTCCTCGACTTGACTTTTCAAAGACTCCTCTCGCTTCTTATCAGAAAGCTCGTTGAGTTGCTGGTTTATCTGAGAGAGGTCTGCCTTGGCAAGTTTCTCCACGCTGTCATAGGTTTCTGTGATAGAAGGGGCTATCTTGGACAGCTTATCAAAGGCGAGCTGCTTCTGCAGGTCTGTAGAGTCTGTGCTTTGGATGATTCTAATCAAGTCTTGTAGCTTCTGATTGCGCTCGTCAAGTTTAGAGTTTGTATCATTCAATGACTTCGCCAAGGCATTCTCCGCAGCTTCTGCTGACGATATTCGGTTTACATACGAGTAAGTGGCTACAACTACGCTCGTAATGGCTGCTGCAAGGAGAACATAAGGGTTCAGCAAAGTAGCCTTTGCAGTCTCTTTCAACGCAACGGTCAATCCTTTCTGTGCAACAGTGAGAAGCTTTGTCTTAGCCGCCGCAATGGCATCTGCATTAGACATTGCGATGCCTGCCGCTGCAGATGCTCTCTTCTCGACGACTGCCAATCTCAGAACTTTCGTGTTAAGAACTTGCATGGCATTTACTGTCATCAATACCGCCTTGTAACTTCCATAGGCTGTTGCTGCGACCATTACCGCCTTTCCTACAGTCTTCCAGTTCTCGACAAGTGTAGAAACAACTCCCAATCCGGTATTTATGACACCCTCCTGAGATTTACCAAGTTCGTTGAACATCTGCTCGATAGCGTCCTTGATGTTGCTTATCTGACCTGTAATAGTCTTAGACTGAGCCTCCATCAAGCCACCGAACTTACTACCCTCTGAAGACATATTCTGCATTGCCTGAATGAAAACGTCGCTGGTTACCTTGCCAGCCTTGATTTGCTTCTGGACCTCCTTGATAGCATTGGTAACGTCAAGGCCCATAACCTTTGCAATCTCGTCTGCGATAGGAATACCTCGGTTGAGGAACTGATACAAGTCCATCGTGTCCATCTTGCCTTTGGCGATGGTGGTGCCGTAAAGCATCACGAGGTCTTTAAGGTTCAGGCCCATACCTGCAGCAACGTCTCCCAATCCGATAAGCGTCTTGTTGACATCCTCGGCTGCTACGTTGAACGCAAGGAGCTGCTTGGCTCCCTCCGTGACATCCTCGACACCGAAAGGTGTGACGGCCGCCGTGCGGATCAACTGCTTCATAAGCGCATCAGCTTTCTCCTCAGACTGCAACATTGTCTTGAATGCCATTTCTGTCTGCTGGAACTGACCGCGGACCTGCATCATCTGATTGACGAACTTGCCAATGCTCCAACCGCCAATGGCAATGTTCATGCTGTTTTGTATTTTCGAGATTATATCGTCAATGGACTTTCCGTCCTTCTCAACCCTCTCGGCAGTCTGGTGAACTGCGTTCTGAATGTCTCGAAAACCAGAAACGACCTTGGATGTCTCGATTATTGTATCGAATTTTATGCTTGGCATAATGTTCTATTTTTCCTTGAATTTATACTTTGTTATAAAGAAATCCCGATGAAACACCAAATTTGAATGTTCTAAAACGGAACTCCTCGCGTGCGTGCGTAGGGTTCGGTTAAATCTCTGCCTCTGACTCTATCACTGCCTTCATGACAGCCTCCTTGTTGTTGCCATCGATGACCTCTTCACCTGCTGCCGATATATGGGCTTTCTTCCTCTCCTCATCAGACAGATATATGTATGTAACCTTATCTTTTAGCATGAGTGTCAGGTTGTTATACGATATTCCCCATACCACGTAATCGAAAGTCCATCCGTATCTTTCGCAAGCGGCATCTATGAGTGTTCCCCATATTGTCTTGCCTCCGAAGGTAAAGCTATTCTCTGACTTCTTTGCATCATTGACTTTTGCCATACGCTTCGCTTCTTCTTCCATTCCTGTCTCTTTTGCTATTGTCTGGTATGAGTTAGCCTTAAGGATGATGATGAGAAGAGTGGCTATATCCTCGTTGGAGCATTCTTTGAAGATTAGCTCCGCCTGCTTGCTTACACATCTGGAATCTAATATTTCGTTCTTTGTATTGAGTGAGTGATATGCAATCAATCTACAGCATGTCTCCCTTTTGGTGTTTGCAATTCGCAATGCTTCCAAGAATGGATCGACTTGAAGTAACTCTTTGTCTATCTCCAAGCTATCTACCAACTGCGACGTTAGGTACATCATGCCCAGTGTAGTAGGGTAGATATTAACGTGAGTATGCTCAGTATCAAAGCCTATAGGCATATCTGTGAGCGTATTCGATATAATGATTCCTAACTCTTCCATATCACTCGAATTTAAATTATTGGCACCCAAGGCAGGACTCGAACCTGCGTCTTTCAACCAGCTTTTGAAGACCCTGGATTTTTCTTGTATGCGACGGACTATTTGGTCTCGCTCTTCCCCTGAGCTACTTGGGTAGGTTGCCGGCTGATAACCCTCAGTCGGCTGAAGGGATATTAGGATATGCCTATGTCCCTGTGTAGGTTTCCTTGATTTCTTCAGGAGGGGCCCCACCATCCTGCGGCTTCTTGAAAGTCAAGGAATACTTTCCGTCTGGCCCCTTTGTGGCAGTAATGACACGCCATCGGTAAGCGCAATAGACTTCCTCACCCTTTGCGTTTGTAGTCTTAGCTACCACGTCATCCTCCGGTATGAGAGCTGCGTGGGTATAAGTGATGGAAGCACCTTCTTCTGTTGTATAGCCCTCCTCGGCACCGATGGTTGTATTACCCATGTAAACGCCAGGAAGCTCGGCGTCTTCTGGCTGGATAGCCAAACGGTAGTTACCCTCAATGATACCATCAATAGTCTTGAATGGCTGCGACTGGTTCTTCTTGATGAAGAGCTGATATACAGCCTCATAGGTGGACTTCTTTGTCTTTCGGTCAACAATTCCTCCACCTTCCTCAACCTGGGTCATAGTATCGCCTTTCGTTGGAGTAACAGTAGTAGTGCCATCCTTTGGAGTTGGGAGCTTAGTCCACTCGTTCTTTTTGCTACCTACCTTTTGAGCGTAGATAGTGCATTTTCCCCATGATGTTACTGACATAATTTAATCGTTTATGAGTTTATATTCAACTTGATTATTTATTACATGTTCTCCCGTGCTTGTTGCATATACCCTCTGCTCAATAGCGTGGGCTGCATATTCGCTCGTTCTGAACGTTTCCAAGAGATTCCAAGACAACTTGCAGATTTCTTCTACTCTGATACAGTTCTCTTCAAACTGCCCATCTACATCATTGTCTTGTATATATATATTTACATTTATAATTGCCGTTTGAAGCTGCGTTCCCTCATTGGCCAAGATGGAGATAACAACATCTTCTTCTCGAGAATTATGTGGTCTCAACGTTTTAGACAGCTTGCCGTTAACATTGTTCATGAAACCGCTTGCTTTGATGTACCTGTAAACATCGGTCTTAATTGCTCCGTCTGACTTCATATCTTCCATCTATTTATTTCATTAACTGCTGAGTCTATTGCTGTCTTCACACGCTGCTCGACTATGGACGTGGCCCATATCTTCGTTGAAGCGAGTACATCCTTGCTTTCCAAGGCTTCCACATCTCCTGCGTACTCCATTCCGGCAACGACAACCAAAGCATAAACTCTGGAATATTCCTTTGCAAGGTCATTGATCATCTTCTTGCCCTTTGCAGAGCCGTCTGTGCCACTGAGAACCTGCGAAAAGGCTGATTCCATATATTTACTTCCCTGCTCATAAACAGCAAATCCAATGGAACTACTGAGGTTTCCCGTATGGTCTATCCAGCTTTCCTTTGCAGACCTGTTACGGATTCTTACCACGGATTCGTCTCCGAGTTTGCTCAATGCTTTAAGCACATTCTCGTGTATCTTCCTTGCGGCTCTTTGTAGGAAGGCATTTAGAGCAGATGCGCTGGTTGTCATTCTTATGCCCATATCTTGCACTGGAGTTGATAGCGATGAAATCCCTTGACCTTTAAAATCGCCTCCTCGGCCCCTAAAATATCAAGCTTGATAAAATCCCCATAAGAGAACTTTTCTATCGCTACGGGTAAATTATACACTTCGTAAGAGTAATAATCTATAGACCCATCTGTTGTAACTACTTTGTCAGCCTCGCCAGAAGGAACCACATCACAAGTGCAGCAGAACTTCCATTCGGTCTTGCCCTGGTGATAATTTCCATCATCATCTGTATAGCCAGATACCTTCTGCTGCCGGTATAGCTTTGAGGCGTGAAAACTCAATAGACTCATCAGCAATTAATGTAAACTGTCGGCTTCGGAGTAAGTGATACCTCCTCCTCTCCGATAGAGTTGTATAAACGATTGACTTGAACTAATATAGCCTTTCGTTGGTCTTCTGAGAGAGAACCAATGGATTTATCCGACTCAGAGAAACTTACGGCTTGTATGAGAGAAAGCAGACAATCGGCAAGCGCTCCATTATACGCATCGCTTTTAGCGACAGCGCTATCAAACTCGTCCTCGAAACCCAATTCGCGCTTGATACAAGCGTTTTCGACGAATCCATAAGGAATTGGTATGTGAATTTCATCCACCAATGCTTGTCCGATTGTCTTCATGATTACCCCTCAGCTTTAGCTGCCTTTTCCTTGAACTCCTTCTTCTTCACAGGAGGAAGATCGTTATAGGCATCAATAACCTCCTTGTCGCTGGCGTCACTTGGAAGTGTAGCACCAAGAGCGTTGAGAGTTGTGATAGCCTCCGGCTTCTTGTAGGTCACATCAGAGTTTGTTACCTTAGCGTCCCCTGTATCTGCTTTCTCCTTTTCGGTATCAACCGAAACGTCTGGGTCAGCCGGCTTAGTATTAATCTGATAGATTGTATCAACGTCCTCGATGACAGGCAAGCAGTATGCCTGAACCGCAGTTGTCTCACGCAATGGATCAGTTGTTGAATACTGAGAGATAAGCTTGTAATCAATCTGCTGATAGGTTACACCTGGCACCCTGTTAGTTGCCTCTGCTACCTGACCGTAAACGAGGGCACCAATCATCTGTGAACATACACCGATAATCATATTGTTGTTCCAAGGCTTAACGCTCTTCTTCACACCATCATGCTCTAAGCGAACAGTACGGTTGATGATGCGGAATGATACACCAGTCTCGTCCAAGAATGCCTCCTGGAATACGCTGGCAGTAGGAACCGGCAGCTTTGTGTTAGAGTCATAAGTCTGACCCTTATAGTTAGCAACAAGCTCGCGAGCGTCCTGTGCCTTCTTCAATTCGTCAAACTTAGCCTTACCAATCCAGAAGATCAAGATGGTGTTGCCATCATTCGATGCTCGCTCGATACATTCCTTCAAGTCTGCAACTGTAACACCATTATCAACGTTGTTGATGCTGAGCTGATTTTCTGGCAAGTACTGATACTTGATACGAAGCAACTCCTTTGGATTATCGTCGTCACGAACAGCTACGTAGCCGTTAGAAAGACCATACAGAAGGGCGTACTCATTACGCTCATCAACACCGACATTACAAGCTACCGGGTCCTGCGCCAACTTACGGCGAATCTCTGCTGTCTGACCGCCCTGTGCTTCCATGAGTCTGAGAGCGAGGATATCTGACTCCTTCAAGAATTTCTTCATACCGACCTTTGGCAGTTTGCCGTTGGCAGTTGAAATCTTGTCACGAGACTTCAAAGGAACAGGAGAATCAACTGCCACGTAGTCAGCAGCTACGTAAGAGGTATCAACTGTGTCGGCTTCCCATTTGTTGTCGGTAGAATAAACACGGCGTAGAATGGACGTATCCTTGTGAAGATACGTCATCTCGTTCTTACGCTTACCGTTAATCTTCTCAATCAAGGTCTTCAAGATTGGGAAGAAACTCAAGATATACTTAAGAAATAAAGATTTCTGTTGCATAAATCACCTCCTTAACCTATTACGTCGTGTCCCCACTGAAGAGTAGGAACGGCTGTTTTCAAATCTGCCTTGATTGTATCGACAGGATAAGGGACAGCCTTATCATTAGCCTCACCTGCCGTCATAACACCTACATGAGGGGTATCTACAGGAGCAGTTGTCATGCAGACACCAATATACTCGTGTTTAACAGGAAGATCCGCATAGGCATCATCTTTTACCGGCATTGGCTTGTATTCGCCAGACTCGGTATCACGAATGATAATGTGTCCGCACTGGATAAACTCTCCAGTAAAATCTGTCATGTTGAGAATGACACCACCCATGATGCCATTCACATAATTTCTGATGATTACAGACTCTTTGCCTGAATCAAACGTTTTTGTTTCGCTTACACCATACATAACTTTTAGGATTTAAAGATTACATAGTTTCGGCAAGCTCATCAATCTCGTTGTCCTTGATAACCTCAACCTCTTCCTGCTTAGGCTTTCTCTGAGCCGCAGGAGCACCAAGCTTTCCGAGACCTTCGTTAGCACGCTCTTGATCGATAGCTGCCAAATCCTCCACAACACCATCGTAGAAATCTTCGAACTCAGATTCGTTCTCGAACTTCATCTTGTCGAAATTCTTCAAGACGGTCTTACCGAACGTACCTTTGTCCTTAAGGAGCGCCTTCATCTTTGAACGGCGGCCATCATTCTCACGCTCTGACTTCAAACCGAGAATTTCGGTCTGCAAGGCTTTGTTTTGAGTAATGAGTGCCTGTGCCCATGCTGGAACCTGCTCTTCCTCTTTTTCTTTCTTCTGTTTGCGGATTGGTTTCTTGTTGCCGGCAGGGTCATCGTCAGGATCATCGACCTCGTCGTCATCCAAGTCTTTACTATCCTTAAAACTCTGGATAGTACGCTGCGCTGTCTTTTGCGCAATTTTAAGATAAGGAAGAACCGCATTGACCTGCTTTTCAATCTCTGCGTTTACATCCTCGTCTGAGGCTTCTTCATCGAGTTCTAAGTTATTGGCAACATCGGCAGCAATACCCTCTAACTCCTCTCTACTGAACCCCAACGCCTTTGATTTGGGTTTCAGAATAACTAAAACTTGCTTCGTTCTTTTTTTCATTCTAACTAAATATTTAATTGAACAATAAATTCAAGAAAATATCCCAGTACGAAGCGATAGTAAGTAATGCCGCAAAATTAAATAAAAAGTATTTAATCACCAAATATATTATAAGAAAATATACTTAATGATTAAATACTTTATGGCTACATATAAATTTTACATAGGATAAACAAGTTCGTCTTCTCCGACACTCGAAAGATATGAAGCAAACTTTTTACATAATAATGTGGCCCCTTTTAAATCGTTTAATCTATAGTTACCACACTCTTTTTCTGAAGCTCCTGGAATTACTTTTGAAACAGAACATTCTTTAAAGGCGACTGCTATACTATCCTTTATTATCGCAGAAGACCAAACGCCTTTAAGAATGAGATAGAAGCCAGTCAAGCATCCCATAGGCCCGAAATATAAGACATAATCTTTCAGTGAACTCTTGTTGCGCATATAATCAGCCATCAAGTGCTCGATAGTATGAGCAATCGCTGGAGACATCATATCTCTGTTTGGCTTACATACGCGGACGTCAAATGTGGTGACTATTTCCAACCCTAATTTGTCTACTCTTGAAACATAAAGACCTGGCTTTAGTTTCGTATGATCAACTTTGAAACTAGGTATCATTTCTCTAACAACTTACATACAACATTAAACGCTTTTTCTGCTAAATTGTCCCAAAATCCTGCATATTGCTCGGTTTGGCTTGGTTCCAGAGGATTATCGCTAATAACTCGAATGGAAGTAAAACCAATCCCTTTCTTGTAGCATACTTGAGCAAGGGCGGCAGACTCCATATCAATGGCGCATACGTTATACGAATTAGGAAGAAAATCCTTAATCGCTAACACTTGCTCTCTCGTAGTAACAAACTTATCTCCGGTTGCTATAGTTCCTAATCTGAATCTTTCGTCCATATCAATCCAGGAGAAATCTGAAGGGAAGACCGCTGGCATACCTTGAATTTGACCGTTAGCATTCGGTTCACCACAATATACATCATGATAGCAGTATGAATTACCGATTACGATATTACCAGGTTTCAATCCTGCGGCTGCAGCACCAGCGCATCCTACTGAAATAACTCTTGTAACTTTACTGGTTGCATTCGAGGAAAGATATTCTGTCAAGCAAGATGCCGCATTAACCTTACCAATACCAGACTTGATTAAAGCTATGTTTTGAACATTTTTGTAGTCAAGCCAATTCTTTGCAATCCATTCGCTGATAAGGTCGTATTCCTTATCCATAGCAGTAACAATAACAATCATTTCATACCTCCTTTCGTTAACTTAAGTTTCTTGCAACGATTGTAAATCGCATTTTCGTCTACACCGATCTTTGTTGCAATAGCCTTTGCTGGAAACTTGCCATACATCTGTCTGATAATAAAGTCCTCATTTGCTGTAAATGTGTGGCTCTTACTAATTCCGAGTTCCTGCATCTTTCGATGTATAGCCCAATAATTACGATTGAGCTTCTTTGCAATCTCAGTTGTCGTCATCACCAAAGCGTTAACCTTGATGAACTCAATCTCTTCTGCACTAAAATGTTTTCCTCTGCTCATTATTTTATATTTGGGTTCATTAAGCCGCCCAAGGCTTTCTTTCTCTTTCTGTTATATCTTCTATTAGCGGCAATCCTTTCGGCATTCTCTTTACGACAAACTTCCATTCTTGCTAATAAATGTTCCTTATGTTCCTGGTAATACCTTCTATGATATTCCCGGATTTCCTCCTCACTTCTCACCATGAACTTTATCTTTTATCAACTCATACAGCGATGGGCTGAGTGTGCTCCAACGACCACTCTCATCTTTTACGAGATAGAATCCGTATGGAACATAGAACTCTCGATTTCTCAACCTAACTATCAGCGTCTGCTTTGTGCAGTCTCCACTGACAGTTTTAACTAACTCTGAAACATCCGGGCATTTCCATAATTCTTGGATGTTCTCGGAAGATACTTTAATTGCAATCATATCACTTGAACTTAATAATAAAAAACTCTGTATCAAGCCACTTATCAGGACACAAACCCTTCTTCGGCTTACCGATGGTTATGCTCTCAATCTCCTTTTCAATTCGTGGGCTATCACTACGGTAGCCGTTGATGAAGAGGACGTGGGTGTAAGGACGATAAAGCACATTTCCGCAATATGTTTCTGCCGCCACATCATAAGCTACTTCGCAGTTAGTGGTCAGACGTTTAATCCAATAAGGTTTTATCTCCCGATACTCCTCTGTCTTTTCGCCAGCCACAATCATGTCGAACCATTGCTTGCTGACTGTGAGGGTAAGAACCTTTTCCGTGTTCATACGCTACTCCTCTACTTTAATACCGAAAGGAGTTCCGTCGGCAAAGATAAATTCATCAAAAGCTTCATCATATTCATGACCAACTTGTGTAAAAGCACCTTTTTGATTCAATCCACTCATACACAATCTGATTACTTTGTCTTTAGTCTTTACCCACCCAAACGGTTGATGCTTCAGCATTTCCTCCCAGCACTCTTCTGCGTTTGCAAATGGGCGATACTTAGGCTCTGGTTTGATGCGATACTCAATACCGTTCCAAAAATCAATTTCTTTCATTTCAGTCCATTCATTCGGAACACTGTTGTTTATAGTGCCTGGTTTTGTCCTACACTCAATTACCTTTCCTTCAGCAAAAGCCTTCAGGATAGGATAAAATTCTTTAGCTTCTTCTTTTGTCATATCTTTAAATTTATGCCCGAAGGCGGTTAAACCTCTTCTCTTTTAAGACAAGATTCAGAATTATATTCAGACCAAATACAAACTCCACCTCTTACCTTGCACCATCCATTATTTGTTTGGTGCTTACATTTCTGTTTCATACGCTTTACTCCTTAACTTCTTTAAAGATTACATTTTTACCATCAGAACGATCTTTTGGTTCACACTGGAATCCATCATACCAACCATTATAGGTCGGGTTATAGCATATATCATCATAGCAAAAGAAGCAATCATCGCAGCCATTACAAACATTCTGCTCAATAACTTCAAGTGTTACTCTTTCTCCAACTTTAAGCTCTTTCATTACTTATCTCCTTTCTTTTTAGGAACATATACGTTTAACATTTCATTAAGCTCATAGCAATCTGGGCAGTAGTGATTTTCTCCTATCTCTTTCCATTCTGATGCAAGAGCATAGTATATTGCAGATTGCTTATCAGTCCAAGCAATACACCCGTCTGTTTCAAAAGTTTTTCCGCATCTGTCACATACAACAGAATACGTAGTAACTGGCTTAATCATGGTTGCCTCCTTTCTGCTTTGGCAGTATGTCAGATAAATAAGCCCACTTTGTGATTTGGCATCTACTAATCGAATGTCTCCAAGATTCCTCTTTCCAAATAAAGGATTCTTTAAAGTGCAGTGAAATATAGTTATAAGAACCGATGGTAATAATATCACTCTTTCTCTTATCTGGCTCTTCTGTATTGGGATGCCACAAGTCATTTAGGAACTCATTTATAGCCCACTTAGCACCATCCTTAAATAATTCTGCACCAAACTCTTGACAGAAATGATGCTGACCATCAACCTCTGTGTCTTCATTATAAGACATTATAGGGAGATCTTTCTCATACAGGTCTGCCGATTCTCTTGCGGCTTCTTCTATTTTCTTAACGTCTATCATATCTATCCATCAATGCCTTTAGTTTTTGTAAATTGCATCCAATATTTCTCTGAAGTTAGGATTATCGATGACTGCTTGGGCATCTTTTGTGCTCTTAAAATATACAATATTATCAGACATCCTGTATTTTCATCTTACCTCGTAGAAACTTGACTCGTAATCAAAAGCAATATAAAATTTAGGCTTATTTTTATTACTCCAATCAGGTTTCCAATCTCCATTATAGTACTTGGATATATCCATAAGCATGTTTATAGCATTAATTTTAGGTCCATTATGATGGGTAACAAGAGTAGTAGTAAGATATTTGACTATTGAATCTTGTATATCCTCATAGGTCAATTCTTTCTTTCTAAACTTGATAACGCCAGTATCAAAGTTGCTATTCTGTAAGTCTATCTCCATCCCATCAGGGATATTGATAGTAAGTTTATTGTCTTTGATTTCTTTGAAAATTACATTTTTGCCATCTAATCTTGATGTACAACTACAGCTTCCTACTACTGTTTCTATGGCATCACATTCTCCACTAAAAGCACAGTTATCACAGATATTACGTAGTGATTCTATTACCTCATAAGTTTTCCCTTTAAGCTCAAAGGTTTCTCCGATTTTTCGTTCCATAAGCTCGATAATTTATAGATGATAATAACTACTCGACACCCTTGCTCCCAATCAAAACAACCTGTTGCGTCGGGTTGTAAAAAGCGCAATTCAAGCTTCTTCAATGCAGCTCTGTGCTTCTTAGCTAAATTGGTACAGTGTAGTTTCTGAGCTAACTTAATTTGCTCGACAATACCCTTTCGGGCTACTCGATATTGCTTTTCTGACATCATAGGTTATTTCTTTTAAAGTTTAACTTGTTGATAAATACCGTAGTCATGGGTCCTTTAACTTTCAGTACTTTTGTGCTATTAACGTTTACACATACGGCTGTATTTATCGACGTTCCAGCTCTGTCTAACCGCTGTTTGGGTTGTCGGTCTCCCAGATGTTTAAGGCTCCTATCTTGCCACCATGATAAGGTTCATAGTCGCCCGATTTTAAAGTGTTAACTCACCGATTTCCATTTTCAATCACTTTTATTAATGTCGGGTGGTTCAAAAGGAACTTCTAACCAAAATATTCTGTACCGACAATCTTTTATATTTAGCAGAATCTGTAATTGATGTAAGCTGATTCTGAACCGAATATTCGTTCCGTCTCATTCATTCCGGAATCCCTTATCTCGTCAATGACGACACTTCTGCAGGGCGCACATTCCTTCATGATTAACTTACTTATATTTCCAAATCTATAAGAAAGATCGTTCTGATCGTAATCGTAAACATTGACCTTTTCGCAATAATATTCATTATTCTTTACACCTACGACTATCTCTATAATCTTTGTTGCCATTTCGTATGTGTAAATAAAGCTATAAGCATTCTCCTCAATGGCCATTTCGAATGCGCCTTTAGCTATATCATTGATTAATTCCCTTCTCATCGCTTAATCGAATATATGATTGTTTAACTTTCTCTTGATGACCTCCATATCGTTGTTATAGTATTTTGATAGTCATAAGATTATCTATAGCACCAAGTTTTTGACTTTCTTTTCAAAACATCATAGCCTTACCCATTCACATAGTCGATTACGTGCTCCTGGGCTTGCTCATGTAAGTTGTCAAAAGCATCTTCAATAACTCTGGCTACTTGTTCTCCATTGAGGTTATTCAGCATTTCGCCTACTACTTCTGTCATCTTATCTATAGGTAAGGAACAGAACTCATCAACTAAGAAATTCTTCTGCTTATTGATGAACATATCATCGTACCAATCCTTTTCTACGAAGTAAGAAGCACCTTCGTCTATAACTAAAGAAGAGTGTTCTTCAAAACCTTCAATTTCTATAAGTTCTTGGCTTTCTGGCCAGTGTACTAAATAATACAATTCTTTCATAATCTTAATCGAATATATGATGGTTCAACTTTCTCTTTCTGAGGTTTCTCTTAATTACTTCCATATCCTTGTGGTCGTTAGTGTGGTCCGCAAGTAACTTGATGATTTCGTATATGTCATTTGCGTTGTCCTCAATATCTGCACAGATGTTATTGTCACCAAAGAAACTCTTAGTAAATGGCTTCAAGTGAAAGTAGTACTTCTTCGCTGCATTTTGCATCTGATTGTAGTGCATCTTCTGCTCTTGCTTGTACTGAACATCAAGGAGTCTTAGTATAGATTGCTCATCCGTGATAAGCTGGTCTAATATATCTGACACCATTGCTATCAAACAGCCATTTACTTGTAGGCGTGTTATTACCTTCTCTTGATTTATATCAGAGCGAATTCCCTTGCTCGACATGGCTGTCTTCAAATCTTCTACCGTAACTTTTTCGTCTTTCATTGTTCTTATTTTAAATTATCAAACCATAACCTGCATACCCTCATAAGCTATGCGATTACTACATAATCATGGAAGTTGAGATACCATATAGCCTATCTCCTTATCCGTAAGTTCCAGATTGTTCTTAAATTTGAATTTAATGATAGCATTAATTCCGACCTCGCCTTCAACCAACTGGTAAATAGCATCTTCATCAAATCCTCTATCAAGAATTTTAATAATTTCCATCCCTAAATCATTGATTTTCTGCTTGTACTCCTTTTTGAGGTCTGCGTTGATTCGCTCTAAGGTTTCTGCTTTCTGGATGAAACTGCATCCGCCCTCAATGGCAAAATCATTGTTGATGTTCTGACACATCTGATCAATGTCCTTGCTTCCGAAGAACAGAGCGAAATAAGTGTCACCCTTCAAGGACTGTAGAATGTCTATTTCTTCTTGCTTTGTCATAACTAATCCTCCTTTCTTAATTTATCAAACTCTTCACGCAACTCAATAAGTTTGTTAGTGAAATAAATCATTGTTTCTTTCAGGAGTGAAAGCATATCTTTGTGGTCGAGTATATCGCCAATCGCTGTGTAGTACTTAAGATTGTCGTTTGCCTCAATAAGGTCAAATTCTCCACAGCTTGCCACATTGGTGTTGAAAGACTCTTCCTGGAAGTTGCCATCTTTTTTCTGGTAACGAATTACCAGGCTTCTGTCTCTTTCGACTCCTTTTAAATTCAAACGAACGTTAAGTGACTTAAAGCCTAAATCGATATATTCTACCTCCCAATCAGGACAAACTGAAATGATGTCCTTAATCTTCTTTGTGGCTGACTCAAGTGTATTCTTGACGTTCTTTCTAACCTCTGCCTTCTTTGTTTCAACTGAATTGTTCATAATCTTTATTTTTTAATTGGTTCAACTTGTAAGGTAGGCTCTGGATAGTCAAAAGTACTACCTTTTATCTATATGCAAAGGTACGAAAATTATTTGATATATGCAAACATACTAATAAATATTTTAGTTAAAAATACTAAACACATAAAATATATGCGAATATATCTGTAATTTTGCCGTATCTAAACTTCGAAGATTATGATAGATTTTAATGAACTTTTTAAAAGAAATGACGTTGGAAGCATCATTGGAGAGCTGAAACAACGCGTGCTGGATATTCCACTTTGGAGTACCCTGTTATCTGAGTATGAGCCTATGCTCCATGAAATCGTAAACGACCACGTAGGCAGACAGGACAGAACGCTTGATGACGGAATTGTAGAAAAGGCTGCTAGATTGCCTATCGGATTGGAGAAGCTTCTTACACGAAGAATCTCTGAGTTCACAATGGCTATACCGGTCAAGCGTGTATATACGTATGATCAGGCTGACGAGGAACTGAAGAAGATTGTGCGTGCCATCGAGAAAATCTACACCTGTGCACACATTGATGCCGTGAACATGCACAGAGCAAAGTGCTATTACGCCTCTTGTCAGATGTTCACACTTTGGTACACGCAGAAGAAGCCTAACAAGCTCTACGACTTCGACAGCCAGTATAAGCTGAAATGTAAGACATTCTCTCCAATGGACGGAGTAGACATCTATCCTTACTTCGATGAGTATGGAGACATGCTCGCCCTGTCATTCGAGTACAAGCGTAAGGTTACTGACACAGAGCACACCTTCTTCGAGACCTATACCGCAGACCATCATTACAAGTGGGACCTGTCTTCAGACGATGAAGAGTCCGGATGGAATTTGGTGAATGAAAATGAGATTTCTATCGACAAGATTCCAGCCGTTTTCTGGTACCGGCACAAGCCATGCTGGGAAGGATTGACACCTATCCGTGAGAATATCGAGTACACCATTTCCAGAAACAGCGATGTTGTGGCATACAATTCCGCTCCTGTCTTGAAGATTGCCGGTGCCATCGTTGGAATGGAGCGAAAGGGAGAGAGCAAGAGGGTGTATAGAGTCAGTGAGGACGGTGACGTAAGCTACGTATCTTGGCAGCAGGCTATTGAAGCTCTCAAGTATCACGTCGATACCCTCGTAAAACTTTACTTCATGCAATCTCAGATGCCGGACATTAGCTTTGAGAATATGAAGAGTCTTGGCAATATCGGCTATGATTCAAGAAAGACACTCCTCATGGATGCCCATCTTAAGATAGGAGAGGAGAAGGGTGCCTGGATTGAAGGCTTCGAGAGAGAGACCAACGTCATAAAGGCGTTCCTTTCCAAGATGAACACAAAATGGGCAGCTAGAATGGATGAGATTTCTGTAGAACACATCATGACTCCGTTCATCCAGGAGGATGAGAATACTCAGATTGACAAATGGCTTAAGGCTAACGGCAATAAACCTCTCGTCAGCCAGAAGGAATCTATCCAGCGTGCTGGCCTTTCCGATGATCCTGACAAGACTTTCAACGAGATTCAAGGAGAAGAGGAAATAGAGGCCACAAGAACAGCAGCTACTATGCCTAACTTATTCTCGGAGGAATAGCTATGAGAAAGAAGAAGGAAGATAAGAAACGGCACTTCTGCCGTGAATGTGCTCATGCTACTGACTTCCATAGTATGAGCCTTAAAGGTCAGCCTATCCTAGCCAAATGCCCATATCAAGAATGGAGCGTTCTTCTCAACTGGGATTGCTGTAAACACTTTAAAATGAAATTGTATGAAAAAGCCAAAACTGCCTAATCAGAAAAAGGCATATAAAGACCTTGGCAAGAGACTGAATGCTTATACCAGGAAAATCATTTCAATCTATGAGACTCTTGCTAAAGAATCATCTAAAATCGCCACCTCCACCGACTTCGATGGGGATGGCGAGTTCTCTTTTGATGATTACCCTAGAACAGAAAAGAAGGTGAATGCCTTGATGGATTACTATTCAAACAATATGCAGGCATTGGTCTATAATGGCATATCGGACGAATGGAAGAACAGTAACACACTACAGGACCTACTTGCCAAAAGGGTAATCGGTACCTTTACCAGGAAGATAGCAGACGCAAAGCAGAAAGCTTACTTTGAGCACAACAACGCGGCAAAGAAGGCTTTCATAGAGAGAAAGATAAAAGGCCTCGGTCTTTCAGAAAGAATATGGAACCAGAGAGATGATGTAAAGGAGGCTCTGGAGAAATCTCTGTCTGTCGGCATAGAGAAGGGTATGAGTGCTGTTAAACTCAGTAAGAAGGTCAGTAAGTACCTTAATGATTATCCATCACTTGCCAAAGACTATAAGAAGAAATACGGCAAAGCCATAACCATTCAGAACTGCGAGTACAGAAGCGTGCGCTTGGCACGTAACGAGATAAACATGGCCTACCGTTCTGCCGAGCAGGAAAGATGGGCTAGGATGGACTACATTAAAGGCAAGGAGATAAAGACTACCAATAACCCAAGCCATAAGCACGATATGTGTGATTTGCTTGCAGGTGTCTATCCAAAGGATTTCTATTGGACCGGGTGGCACGTAAATTGCATGTGCTATGCTGTGCCTGTCATTATGAGCGAGGAGGAGTATTGGAGCTTGCAAAAACCGAAGGTGGAAGTTCCGGATAATTTTAATGATTGGATAAATGAAAACAAAGATAAATTCAAAGAAAGTACCACGATTCCCAATAGCATTTCCCAAAATGAGAAATACGTGGATATCCGAGAAGTTCTTAAGACAGAAAGAAGAAAACAATACGAAGAGCTAAGAAGGGATAAGAACTACAAAGATGTAGCCATTAATAAGGCTGGCGGTCTAAAGGCTACCCATATAGGTCATTGCACACACGATGAAAAGGTAAAACCATTCTTCGACCACACGATGAGTAGTGATGACTTAGAAAATGAACTTATGGCTAAGGCATACAAAGCTGGCCATAGCGTGATTTTTCGAAATGAATCCGAAATAAAGGATGGTAAAACTCTTCCTTCTCTTGATATGGTATTTGATGGAAAAATAATGGATATTCGTTCCGTTACTTCTGATTGTAAATCTTATCGAAATCAGTTGAAAGAGAAAAATGAACAGCTCAATAGATTTTGCGGACGTGAAGATGTTACAGAGAATCATCAAACCGTCTGCTTATCTTTTCATGATGATAAATTATTCTCGGAAGAAAAAGTTATTAAAGGTTATGAAGGAATGAAGAATATGCTGAAAAAATCTCATTCAGAGCCAAGGTTGAAAGATGTAGTGTGCATCATAAACAAAGGAAACTCTATAGAGGTGAAAGAGTACAACTTTTAAAACAAAGGAGCATCGAATGCGTCCAAGGTTACGCCGCGCCATATAGGCACCCACGACCTAACCCGATATTGGGTTTAAACTTTAGGACAGCTATTCGATGCTTTTTATCTTTCTCCTTTACCGCTGCAAAGGTAATGTTTTATTTTGGAAAATCCAAATCTTTTTTCGAATTTTAATTGGTTCAAGCCCTCGCTGGTGCATTTAATGTCTTGTAAGCCTCGAAAGCCAATGTGCTCACGTGCTCACTGATGGTGGTGGAGATTGTCATGATGTCTCCCATAAGGAGCATCCTCTCTCCCTTTCCGACCTCTGTAATGAGACTCAAAAGGCAGTTGATTTCATCCTTAAGCGTCTCGGCTTTCTTCATCAGCGGTGTTGGTGGCTCAACCTTGACCTCTTTCTTCTTCTCACCGGACTGAGAAGCAATACACTTCTCAACAGCCTTCGGCACTCTCGGCTTCGGGAGGTTGCAGATGATGTTCTTCTCCTTCAATGCGAGAAGCCAGCGTCTGCCTCGTTCCGTCCAAAGAGGTCTTCTTGTGTACTTGCCCTTGATGACGTGTGTAGTCACCTCAGTTAGCTGATAGGTGGAGTAGGGACTTGTCAGCATCCACTCATAGCCACGGTTGAATGCAAGGCCAACCTCCTTCAGCTCTTCGTACAGCTTCTGTGCGCTGCTCATGCCCAACTCCTTCGCCATCTGCGTAGTGGAATAGATACCCTTTGTCATGTCGCACTTCTGCACTTTCTTGAAGCATTCATCGATTCTCTCCTGGAGATCACCGATGATTTCCTTCTGTCTTGTTAACCACTCCTGGTCCTTTTTGACTTCGACCAGCATTTCCTTTGCGAACTCTTTCAAGCTCATGTCTGCGTTTATTGCCATAGTCTTTTAATATGCATCCTTCAAGCTCATTTAATAAAGAAGGGCAGCCGCTCGTTACGCCCTGAAAAGACTCCTTGGGAGACCAGCGTCCCGGTCTTGATTCCCTCGGCAGGTAGTAACTCACAGTTGCCCTATTTAGTAGGCTCTTAGACAAAATTACTACCTTTATCCTATATGCAACGGTATGAAAATTTTGTCATATTACCAAATCTTTTAACCTAAATTACGAATTTAATTCGCTGTAAATCAACTGGTTACAAGCTATCTATATGTTTCTTGGCTTCAGCTAATCCAACGCCCTTCTCATCCATATATAACTTAACAGCTTGAATAACTTTCTTCGATTGTACCATCTCTCTCAGCACAGAGTCCAAATCATCCTCTCGTGGCTGCTCGACATTGATTTCTGTTGGCTGAACGTTACCACCGCATCTATCAACCTCATCGATGATTACGTTTACGATATCTGCAATTTCCTGTGCAATTTTAAGTCCGTTCCTATAGATGTAGCCTTCAGTTCCGTTACTCTTGATAGGCTTTCCTTCTACAGTCATGTTTCTTGCGTTGAAAGTGTTTATGAGTAATGAAGGAGAATTTACATCTCTAAGCAAAATCTTAACTTGAACAAGAGATACAACAGAAGCTTGCTTGCTTCCACCAGATAAGCCTCCGACTATAGCTCCTGCACTTCCTGCAACAGCTCCACCGACGATAGCTCCACCAATAGTGCGAATTGTTGATTTCTGATGAATCGTCTTTCCGTTATCTATCACCTCTACCTTAATAATATCATTATAAGAAATGGTTTTTTGTGTGATATGATTTGAATAGAAAATCTTCTTTCTATTATTATCGATCATAAAGACAAATTGATTGTTTATGCCAATGACTTTCTTTGTAGGTGTAAAGTCTGATACCGAATTGATTATTTCTTCAAGTTCCTTCCCTTGATTTTTTGTTTGGTTGCTATTCCAACATACTTGAATGATTGCTGCGACAAATATAAGTATGACAATAAAAATAAATATTCCCATATAATGCGCCCGTCATGCCGGTAGCTAAGCTTTAGTTAATAATCCGTCTATCAGATTAATAACGCATCATATGGTACTTTATTGTGTTGAACCAAAAAATCTAAATAAACTTTTCAAGATAGCTATAACGTTTAGACTCTCTTTTACAGTAGTCATAAAAGTCCTTATAACGCTCTACCTTTCCGTAAAGTTTAGGGTAGTCCATCATCTCGTCCAGCATCTCTTTGCTGAACTCGGTGAATCCAAAGTTGTAGCCACTCTCTCCGCCCTGTATAGCACCTGTCCCATGTTTAGCTGAAGGCTTATAATTGTATGTCAGGCTTATTCCTCCTTCTGATGTATATCTAGCAAGCTGATAAGATAGAAACTTTCCGTCCTTTCGAACGATATAGCCATACGTTTGCTTAATTGCAATGACACGATAGCCAAGTTCCTTGATTTCCTCAAGTCTGTTTTTCATAAGCCAAGCCCCCCAATCAGACGTGTATAAAGGCTTTCTTACGTGTATGTCGTGAAACGATTGAATGAACATATCAAGCTTTTCGCAATCCCAATCTCTTGGGTAAGTTATGTTGACACATCTTCGCAAGTCTCTTTTATAATTAATAAGGATAAGAGTCTCTGTCTTTGACTCATATTTTCTTTTTAACTTAACTTCTAACTCCATAATTATTTCTCCTCAAATTTATAGTTAGGGCAGCTTCTCTTGTTTCCCATCGCAAGCAGTACCGGGAACAGCAGACCGTGCCTACAACCATTTCCGTGCTCGTCAGCAGCCTCGCAAGAGAAGCAGCAGTAATACTCGTTAATATTTAATGCTGCCATTACTCGTAATCCCTAACGTTCAACAATACCGGGAATCTTGGCACTCCAGCATCAGAATAACCCTGGTGCTGAACAGTCGCCGCCATACCTATCAACTCGTACTTGTCAGCTAAGTATTGGGCTCTGAGTGACCTTGGACCTACTGGGCGGGCGCAGAACTCATGCTCTCCACACTTCAGTTTGAATATAGCGGTACCTGCATCATTGCCCTCCGCTTCCAAAACATCGACCACCATGAACTCCGTCGTGTCGAACGATTTCAGCTTCATAAGATCATTGCTTCTACCTTCGGTGTATATTCCATCTGCGTTTCTGATAATGGCACCCTCGTAACCGGTGGAAACGAATATCTTGTGCCATCGCTTGATGTCCTTCTCTGAATGGGCAACGAAAGTCTGCGTAAGGTACACCGGTCCATTTGAATCAATGGAAGCAAACTCCTCCTGCAAAATTTTCCATCTGGCAGAAAAGCTTCCCGTAATCTGTGCATCGTAGATAACCATACGTAGCTTGTCAGTCATAGCAGAACGGCACTTGACGGCAGAACATATCTGCTGGAAGGTCAATTCCTGGTGGTTGTATATCTCCCCATCTAAAGGAAGCATACAGCGGTGTTTCTCTCCCCAAGCCTTAATCTGAGGAACATCGTATTCCTTACCACCTCTCGATGTGAGGTGAACCTTTCCGTCATATCCTTCATCAAGGATGCAGCGACAGTTATGGATAACTATCCCATTGGCAACGTAATTATGTGTCTCAAATACCTCTATGTCGTATTTTGTCTCTACGGTCGTTTTCTTATGAATGTATGAGATAGGCTTGAATGCTGTTTTTAGAGTTGCTGGCTTCAAATACTCCAAATCTGAATAATAGTACTTATACTCCAAACCTTTCACCGCTCTAAATCTTAATACATCCAACAACTTAAATGAGTCTTCAGTTGTGAAAGTAAGATAATATCCAGCACCATCACCCTTTTCTCCCACTCGTTTATCCTTAACCATTGTAGGACAGCAATCATATTTAATCACGAAGAATTTTATGAACTCTCGGACTTGCTCTACTGAATATCTATGAGTAGAAAGAAAAATTCTTGGAGTCTTCTTGTTTCCATTATTGAAGCTGATTGTGCCATCGTCGGCATACCAAATTGATAAAGAGTTGTCTGATAGCATTTCCATTAACTCCTTTACTCTGATACATTTTCTTCTTCTGAATTTGTGAGAACGATACTCCATATATTTCAATGGGTCAATGAAAGTTGTTACAGCCTCTATGTTAATTCGGTAACAATCTCTTCCATAGCCGCTTGTATATGGGTATGGCTCTGAATGCTCTAAGCCTAACAGGTCAGCTTTGAACGAAGCAAACTCTTTTACATTTGAACAAATGTGAGTTCTCCAACAATCTTTTCCATAATCCTTAATAAGGCAACTGTCGCCAAACAGCATTCCGTTTAGTATTTCAATTCCGTAATCAGATAATGCTCTGCATGCCACATGGTCGGTGTCTTTTAACTCATCTGCCCTTATGTAACCTCGCTGAGTGAGTAGATTATGGTTATCTGTGCATCGTAGCAAATGCCCATCGACACTAACTTCGTACCAAACAGATTTCTCCGAGCCATTATTCGCCCAGGCTACTATATCACGATACACAAGACTTCCATCTTTTTCGGATAAAGCTTTCACTTTCATCTGATTTTCTACGATGTCCTTTATGTATAAAATACCTGCGTCAGTATAAATTTTAGTATCTCCTCTAACGCATCCGTCATACTTAGGCTGGACGAAGCAAGGAAACTTCGTCTGTGACGGATAATATCTTGTTGCAAGCATTGGTTTCATCATTAATCCTCCAAATCTACATCAAAAGCAGCCTCAATAACATCTTTGATGTCATCTGTGAAACCACAAATTCCGTTATACTCCAGCCAATGATCCAGCAACTCAGTGTTAGTCATTTCAGCTACTTCACTCTCACTATACTCTGCCTCTTCTACGAGGTACTTCATCAAATCATCCTTATCCATATTACTTGATTTTAGTGATGTCACAAACTAATACATTACCTACTATTACGTCCCTGATACCTGCTATGTTCACAAGCATCGTGGCGTTATTGTTCTGAGGAAGATCGTTAACCTTGCCCTCCTCATTGACTACCATCACCTGCGATTTGCTGAGTCGGACCAACTCGATGTGTCCACCAACAAATCCTCTCAACTCCTCCAATGAGAAATCCGTTCCGTTGGATGGCTCCACATTCTTCTGTGCGCCATCCGTGAATATTACTGTTGACAACATAGGCTAATCATTCTCTTTGCATTGTTAATAGAATAGGTCTGTGTCTGACCGTCGATATAGACATATCTCTGCCCAAACATATCCTCAAAAACCTGGATGATGTGCTTCTTGTATTTGAGAAGCTTTGTTTCAAAAATACCGCTCATAATCTTTATAATTTTAATTGGTTCAACTTGTAAGGTAGGCTCTTGATAACCAAAAGTACTACCTTTATCTATATGCAAAGGTACGAAAATTATTT